GGGGAACACCGTTCCCGTTAGAACAGTCATAACGTACCCACAGGGCTAAATGCCGTCAACGGCTATTCGTCATCCGCGTCGTCTGTTGCGTCGTCATCCGGTGTAGCGGCTGCTGCGGCTTCCTGCGCACGGCGGGCGCGTTCGTCGGCTTCTTGGTCGATCAGGCGGCGCGCTTCGTCTTCATCAAGTGTGGCCGTGCCGGACTTGCGAAGGTTCGCCCGCATTTCGCCGAAGCTTATCGCCCCGTCAAGCCATGACTGAATGACTTGCGTTCGTTCCTCTGGCGTCATCATGGCAAGATCAAATTCGTCGTTCAGACTGTATTCAATCGTGTCAGGTGCATCGCCGGTGAATTCTGCGGCCTGACGCAGTGCGAACGTGATAGCCGCTGATACGTTGTTCGCCACATCCTGCAATACTGAGGTTTCACTTGCGGTTTCCACGCCAGTTTCAAACGCCGTGCGCTGCACCGTGCGTTGCTCTACCAGCTTGGCCCCGAGCGCCACCATCTGCCGCTCTTTCTTGTCCATCGCCTCAAACGCTGCTGAATTCGGCTGCATCTGGATAAGTTCGGCGCGTCCGTCTGGGGGCAACGGCACACCGCCGCGCGATCCGAAGCGGATAACCCCGTCAAGTTGGTTCGTTAGCCAGTCCTCAGTTAGTCCAGAAACAAAGACAGTGGGTTGCCCGACGACAAATACGCTTTCTTCGTAGTCGGCGCTGTTCCGATAATGGCCAATGTTCAGATTGGCAATCGCAGCCATCGGCGGCACATCAATTTCGCTGTCGTTGTTCTCTGATCCGACGAACGTGAACGGGATGCGGGTAAACGGACGTCCTGCCGCGTTGCGAGGAACAATCTCGCCACCAGTTGGAACGCCGTCCCGGTAAACTTGCACAGTGTACACGCCGTCACGGATGCGCAGAACGCGATATTGCTGTTTCCGGCGGATAGAAAATTCGTCTGTAGTGTCGTCGTAATATTCGCGCAAGACAACCATAGTCAGAACTTTGCGGCCATTTACCAGAATTTCGCGCCAGTTCAGGATATTCAATGCGTCATAAACGGTCACGATGGGACGTACTTCGCCGCTTGCGACCTGTGCGACGCTAACCGCACCACCTGTCGGGTAGTCCGTCCAGATCCCGGCACGGCCATAGCTCAAGGTGTGACGACATGCGCGCTTAGCCAACTGCGTAAGCGTCAATCCTTCGCCTGCTGCATCTTGTGTGAGAACGTCAAGACGTGTGGGCAATTCGGCCACAGGTTCACGCGCGAAAATCTGGCCCACCATGCCACTAACTGTCGGCTGTGCGACGTTGTAGAATATGGCGCGTTCGATATACGCCTTATAACGCTCTTGGTTTTCCCTGCTGCCGTCTGCGGCGTTTGGGCGTGGCAAGTACACCGTAGTTCGATCCTTGATGCGATCTTGCCCGGCAAGACAATCACGTATGCGCTCATACTGGCGAATAACGTTGCGATACTCTAGGCGCGCGGCCTGAACACCAGATCCGACAAGTTGTGTAGTCATTGCGTCACCTATGTTGGCATTGTGAGATTGAGTTTGCGCGCGTATCTGTTCGACGCGGCAAGCACCCGATACCGTACTTGGTCGTAAATATGATCGTCCGGCGCGTCTGTGTCAACGTCGTCGGGGTCTTTCTCATCTCGGGGCAGAGTTGGGATGACCTCAATAGCGTCTTGGCAGTTGATCATAACGTAAAACGCTGGGCCTTCCTTCTTGACCGCTGCACCTAGCCGGTCGCGGAAAAGCTGGAAACCATTGAACCGGCTACCCTTCGTCTTGTCTGATTTTGTCCAGCGTACACCCTCTTTGGCCATTTTAATGCCGATGCTATCGCTTTCTTTCTCATTGACGTTGTTAATCTGATTATCCGCAGGGCCGGGCGACGGTTGCCGTAGAATCCAACCGTTAGTCATCATGACGATTTCGCGATCCTTAATACCGCGCGCCACGTCCTTAGCTGACATTCTGAGGCCCTTGTTTGTGCCCACACGCTCCCCTGTCTTTTGGTCTGCCTGCGCGCCGTACCATTCAGCAATCATGATGATGGACCCAGCAGCGGGGGCGAACGTCCTGCCGTCCGGCAGTTCAACCTCTTCGCCGTTCGCCTCTGCATACCAGCCGACACTAAACGGTTCGCTAGATCCCCAATCAAACGCCCTGTTAACGTGCCACGTTTCGGGAATGGTAAAGCGGGGAATGACATGAACTTTCGTGTCCCACAGGTCATCGAATGCGCCGCCCGCGTTTACATCCCATGACCCCAACAGCCACGCCGCGCGCAAGTTCGGATCTTTGATTGCGTCCAGTTCAGCGACGTATTCCGGCGGCAAGTATACGTTTTCGCGATAGCTGCCGAATATGGCAACTTGCGTTTTCTCAATCGTTTCTTCTTGCTGCGTTTGCGGATTGAATACGTCGGCATATGTCCGAACTACCTGACCATATGGGGCGGGTGCGATAAAACGACGTTTTACCCAATGGTGCCCCGGTCCATTCGGGTTCGTCGTGCTGAACACTTCCAGCGGAATAGGCGGCAACGGCTTACCGTCTGGCGTGTCATATACGTCGTCTGCGTCAAGTTTCGGCCCGCCGTTGTGCCCTATGCGCTTAGGCGTGTCTTTAGTCGGATCAAACGACGAACGGTTAGTAGACATAAACTTGTCATACAGATCACCGGTAGGGTGCTTGGTTAATTCGTTCCAGCCAATAAACGGGTATTCGTGGCCGTGGAAGTTGTCGTAATCGCTGACGCGTTTAGCGTGACGAAATAATAGTTCTTCGCCGGTCGGCCACACCCATTTGTATTCGCTACCGCCAGAGAGGAATTTAGCCCCGTCGCCGAACTTGAGAAAGAAACGTTTAGACTGCGCCACAAGGTCGGCAAGGTTCTTGAACTCACAATCAAGGATCACGCCGCGCCAGTATGAGCCGTATCCTTTGCCGACGTGACGGCGGAACCGCATCAATTGTGTGATCGTTTTGCCTGGGCCACGCGTCCCGCAGTAAAGCGTGTGGTGGCACCGACTATCTAGGGCAATCTCTTGCGAGGAATGCGGGATGGGTTCAAATACGAATTCGTACCCGTCGCTTGCCAGCCGTGCCTTGCTTAGGGCTTCTTCTATCTGCTTATGATTGTGCAGCGTCATTGATTAGCTTAGCCTGCTGCGCCACGCTTGCGGCTTCCCATTCAGCATCTGTTCCGTGATCGCGGTACACTAGCACACTGCGGTTGTCATTGTTTACAACGGTGCCGCCCTCTGGCTTTTCGATGTAGCCCATTAGGTCAGCCACCAGCTTAAGCGCCCCTGTCGTTTCTTTGGCGAGGAACGTGTGTCCTTTGATCTCATTGACGTGTTCCCATGCAGCCCGCACGACGTCGGCCTTTGTGGGCAGGCCCTCATTCGGGTCAAGATCTTCGTCAATTTGCTTGACTACGGGGTCATTTGGCCATTCACGGGATATGACAAGAGCGGTCGCCGGATCGTTACCGATGACGGCAATTGCGGCGCGGTACGGATCGCGCGGGGTTTTGCGTAGCTCTATCGCAAATCTTCGTTTGGTTTCGTGGTCATCTAACATAAAAATACCCTGCGCTTACGCTACAGGGCTTTGATTTGACTGTCTAGAGGACGGCTTAGCGTTCTGACGCTAAAATCTCCAATACGCGATCTAGACGCGTGTTAGACCGCATCACATTGTCATTTACAGCGGCGATTTGCGCTTGAATGGCCTGAATGTCCGAATGCTTGGCGTAGGTTCTGTCCATCTGGTCAGCGAATTCGTCAAGACGCTGTTCAACGCGTCTGTCACCCTCTGCAATCGCTTTCATAACAGCCCGATCCCTTGCAATGATGCCACCGACCACCGGCACAAGGACGCCAATGATCATTAGCACAGAATTTAAGTCCATGGCAGGAACCCCCACAAGCGCGCTTTTGTGTCAGGTAGGGCAGGAAATCCCCACCGCGTCAATAGATTGTCAACGGGTGACACAAAAATGCACCCGCTGACGCGCCATTGCATCACCAGTCGTCGTGATTGCGGTTCCGGCCCACGTTTCCGGCCAACACATTGAGAATACGCAACAAAACGTTCAAGGTGCGGTCGTCAACTTTGGTTGGTGTAAGTGCCGTTACGGCAGTTGCAGCGGTGACAACGCCGGTCAAGGCCGTTACCCAGGGCGGCGCGGCCCCGATGAGTTGCATTGTGGTGTCGATCAAGTCCATCTCGTTTCCTTATGCTTCGTTTGTCGAAATGACGGCCCCTTTGCTGTCCATAGTGGGCGCTGGGGGCAGTTCTGCATTGTATGTAGTAGGACGACGATAACCTAACATGCGGTCCTCATCAATCCAAACGTCACAAACTTGATTGCTTTGGTTGCCACCCCGGGCGCGCACACGCTTTTTTACCGGATCGTGCCCGATGAGATAAAACACGTGCCCAAAAATGCTATTTGGGTTGCCGCGATGACAGACGCCGATAGCGCCGTAAAGCTTGCCACATGGAATGCCGAATTCAAGCCAATTGCGTGCAAGATAAGGGTTCGTGCCCACAGCCCCCGGAAAGGGTTCGTCGGGAAGCGTGTTTCTGATCGCCGTTTGTACGGCGTCGCCGCACCACGGGAACTTTTTAGGGTCGCCAAGAGTTGAGCCGTCAGACGCCAGCCAGCGGCGCAATTCGGCGTTGTCGCGGATCTCATGCAGGTGCATGTACTTTGTGATTTCGTTGACCCATGGCGGCATTTCCGGGCCTTCTGGCATTTGCGAATATGCCGACAGAAGCCGATCCCACGTGATGGGGCCGACGTAAGGGCGGGCGCGAAGTTTCTGCGACCGCTTGAACGCCACAATAGCGCGCTCTGTGCGCATACCAACAATACCGTCAGCCGGGCCGGGATTGTAGCCTAGACGGTCTAAAATGGTTTGAACTGTTCGAATTGAATATTTCATGCTTAATCCTTTCATAAGAAAAGAGGCCGGGACGCGCCCAGCCCCTTACGGGTTCGTGAGTGGTGGTTTGTCTTAGACGATGCGCCAGACGCGGGTGCCTTTGATTTCGTTCTCAACCACGACCTTGCCCTTGAATTTACGGTCATAGCGGTAATTCGGGACTTCGGTCGGCACCATTTCGCCAGTTTCTTTGTTTTTGCGGTTTACCATCTTAGTGCCGTCAGGCACGGCATGGCGGCGTGAGGCAGTCGAAATGGTAGACGCAGCAATACCCGGAGCAAGTTCGCCGTCATCGTCGGTCGTGTGCGGAACGAAAAACGACTGTTCAGGTTGCAGCAGATCAAAGGGGAAATTGCTTTCGCGCTGCCGAGTGTCGGCGGGCATTGGTACATTGTCGTCAATTTGAAATTGGTCCATGGATGGGGCCTCTTGTGTTGGTTGTGGTGCGGGTTCGGTGCCCAAAGCAGCGCGGCCCGCGTCAGTGATGCGTACAGCGACGTTTTCGCCGTCTACAATTTCGTTATTGCATTCGACGTAACCGGCGTCAACAGCAAATTGCACGGCAGCCGGTTTGTACATGGCAAAGCCGTCGGTGTCAGTCAAACGGCAAATCTTAGCAAGAATGTTGTTCTGGATAGGGTTCATTTCATCGGGTTCCCATAATCGATAAAGTGACGTTTCGGCAGATCGTCGCCGCATGGCGTGATTTTACCCTTTGTCATTATAGCGACGCATTCGCGCGTTTCAACACTATAATATACGACGGGCGTATTTTCGTAGACGTTCCACAGATAGCCTACGGCGGCGATGACGACGGCAGACAAGATGCAGACGCCGGGGATCATGTGATGAATGTTCATGTGCTTGTTTCCGTTTCAAAGCGAATAGGACTACCGTAGTATTCCATGACATTATTAGCGGCCTCACGCCACGAATACGCGACGCGCATACAGTAGCCCTGTTC